GGGCGCACTTGGTCCTCGAACAAGCATATTGTAGGAACCTCCTGTATCTAAAGCTTTTGCGTAAATATTAATGTTTTGTCCAGAGAACATGGGCCATGATTGTTTGAGCCCATTCTTTTCGCATAACAACCATAAATCATATTGAGACAATGTACTCAAAACACCCGAGACATTGCCCCAAGTAATATTGATACTCGTAATTGGAAGAAACACATCGGCATCGTTGACAGTTTTTGTGTTGTAGGCCTTCGAGACACTAATATACAAACGATGTGGAATCGATTGGAATTGGATCGTATTCGAGGTCAAGGTGAACGACTGCATACTATTGTAACTCTGTGCAAAATTGTACACAAAATTCTGCACTGCAGCATACGGGTAAGACAAGGATGGCGGTATCGTCATATACGTAGGCAGCGTGTAGTAGGCCAAGTACAGCACTGGCTGCAAGATCGTTACTTGAATATTCGTATAATTCACATAATCGTTGCTTGCTTGTCGCCATATGCGTTGAAGTCCAATGGGATCAAACGCCATGTTCACCGTAAAGTTTGTAATTTGCGCAATACCGGGTCTTCGCCACCATTCGCGATCAAAAATCAAAGGATTAATCATCAGCGGCTCTGTAAATTCTGCAACAAACTGTGATGTCCCTGAAGCACCCGCACTATTCAATAATGGATTGCTGGTGAATGTCAACACCGCTGTGTGTTGCCGAGATATATGATCCACAGAGCTCCCATACAACTCGAACACCGAAGTGATACGACCTGTTAACATCTGATAGTCCACCGCTTGCTCAGGGTAGCATGGCGTTGAGCTCATCGTCGATTTCTGAGTTTCACGATCAAAGTTGTAATGCCCAAATTTATCGAACAACTGCGAAGGCCGAATCGTAATCGCTTGATTATTCAACGTAATCGTCAAGGTCGCAATCATCTGATGCAATGGATACTGGCAAAGGCCCGCGAATTGTGAATTAATCACATAAGCATCACCAGAATCACCAAAGTTTTTGATCTGGCCAGTGATGCTGAACTGCAATTGCATGCGATCGCGAACATACCGCGAGATAATCGTTGTCGGCGCGGGCGGTATAATGTTCCACACCGCATTCGATTGCGAGAACGATGTCGCTGGATATGGAACAATTCGAAATTCTTGTGGAGATTCGGCAACAATATTCTTCGGCGTCACATTGTCTTCGAGATCCAACGTGGGCAGATTGGTACGAAGCATCGCTGGTGTGGCAGCCATGGTAGAAAATTTTAAAAACTGGATTCCTTTAAATGGACATCGTTACTTTAGCCGCCGTGGGCGTTCTCGTTGTAGAAAGAATCTTGGTTCATACCATTACAGCAATAAGACGATGTAAAAGTCGTTGTGGCTGTTCTTCTTGTGATTTATCCAAAGATCATGACCATGAAGAAACCACTGGCACCTCGAGAGTGGAGATACCCAAGGACCTATAGAACTATCTTTGCCAGAGAACCTCGAAGCATATTTCAAGCGGATGTCATGGAACTTCATCCTTTGTGGAAGCATATTTTCCATGAATTTCAGATAAATACGAAGTATCGACCTAAAGATTACGCTCTCGTATGTATTGATGTTTTCAGCCGGTATGTATGGGCTGCTGCCATGGACAAACAAGATTCGCCATCGACAGCGGCCGCTATGCTCAAAATCTTTGTTCACATGGGAATACCGAAAATCCTCCAAGGCGATCAGAAAATCATTAACAACTTCCAAAAGGAATTGTCCCCCTATTTTCCTGGAATTACTTTGATAACAAGTAAACCCAATGAAACGAATAAAAACGCCATTGTCGAGAGAGTTATCCGAACTCTGAAAAATGACCTCATCAAATACCTCTATGTTCGTCCATTTCCGGTTATATCAGGGCAATTTGTTACCGAAGAATATTATTTTGAACTCGACACCACCACCATGGTTCTTCAAGAGATATGTACTTTGCGAAACAACACCATTCATCGCACCATCCGTCAAAAACCCATCGATGTTTTTTATGGTCGCGCACTCAATCGGCAAATCATCGCGAGAAAGAAGTATCCCCAATTTAATAAAGGTGATCTCGTCATGGTCAAGCCTCTACGAGCACGCGGTGAACTGGGCTTCAAAACCTTCCACTTCGACTATGATATCTACATCATCCTGTTAAAAGATGGAGACAAGTACAAACTAACATCGCTATATAACTTTATTCGCGAAAAAAACGTCGTCAAAAGACGATGGTATAAGCCTTACGAAATACGAAAGATTACTCCCCAACAAGCGCTCGAGCACTTAAAGTCTCCTCTCGTCTGGGAATATTTGTATCATGTCTACGAAAACCCTGACGCCATCGAGGATATGAGGAAGTATCTTCAACGTTTGTTGTAGGGCTATAAGTTCTCCACTTATAACCCACTCTACGCTTTTCCACCTCCACTTTTTCTTATTTCTCCTATAGTCGTGAAATCGTCTTCCATATCATCTTCATCATCATCGACATTGTCCTCTTCGTATTCAACATCTTCGCCACTGGTTATTTCCATTTCCTCATATTCTGCTGCCTTGCTCATCACGTACTTCATCATTTCATAATGTTCATCCAATATCTCTAACGCTTCTTTAAGCCTCTCATATTTCTTCTTTTCGTTTTTTCTTACTTTTCTTTTTTCGAATGAACCCTCCATATTATAAATCCTAGTAAATAGGTATTCTCTAAGGAAATTTATCATTCTCTTCTCTATTTTGGTAATCTTTGGGCTCAATAATTGTTTCGACCAGCGTGTCTATCCATCCCTCTTCTTCTTTGTCTTCATCGCTGTCTTCATCACTCTCCCAAATGCTTTCTCGCTTCTTCGCTTCTCCGTCCATCGTAGCGCAACTCTTTTTACACTGCGACTTTTTTTAAACTCCGATCAAGGCGGCACAAATCAATTTTTTCTGAGCTTACCCCTGGGCGAGATACTGACGCGGGGGGCGGGGGCGGCCGAACTCCACTACTAACGTACGAGTTCTATAAAGTAATTTCGACTCCTGGAGGAGCAGGCATAGGATACAAGCTCTATGTGTTTATCTTTCGCAATGTATCGATGGCTGGAAACTCCTTTTCGAATACAATCAATCTTCCAAGTACTTATCAGACCACCAATAACGGTCTTGTAAGAGGAACACCTATTTCAGATACTGGTCAGCCAAGGCTCAAGATGAATGTCTCAGGAACAACCTTTAATATTCAGAATATCGACTCTAACCCAGCAAAGAATCGTACTTTTGTTGCTATTCTCATGGGATTTTAAACCGAAGAGTGTGGTGTACATGAAAATTCTCATGTACACCTTTATATGATTTCTATGAACTTTGCTGCTCGCTGCGCTCTCAAATTTTATTCTTGCTCCTTTTCAGTCGCATACTTACTCTTCATCTTCTTCAAGTTCTCTTCGAAGAGTTTTCTTGGGTACTTCGATAGCACGATGCTTTGTTCGCGTTGCAAGCATTTTCTGAATGTAAGGAAGCAATGCTGTTAGTTGTTGTGTTACACCTGTCTGCTGTTGTTGCTGTTGTTCAGAGCCTGAGTCACCTGAGAAAAGACCTGATAAAAGTCCTTTGATACCACTAAGTAAATGACTTCCAATACCACTCAAGAGGCTTCCAAGACTGAAAGCACCGCCCATATAGAAGTCTGTCAGTTGAGGATAAGGCATTTTGACCAATGAAGGAATGGAGAATCCTTGTTCTGTCTTCAAGAAGCCTGTGTTGTAGCTGACATTCTGGTTTTCGATTTTCATGAACCAATCATAGACCACAATCATGTGAAGTTCTGCATTGACTGAGCTACTGGTATAGTTTGTTACCGTAACTTGTGCTTGGAAGTTGAACAAACCTTGCATTCCTACATAGGTCTCATTTTGTAGTTGAATGTCTGTACCAAACTCAACACAGACAGGATATCCAGTGCCAATAAAGGTCAATGGGTTTCCACCATTAAATAATCGAATTTGTTGGCCGCTTGCTTGTGGCCAAGGAATGACAAGACCATTCTTTCGAGACACTAAATACAAATCAAATGGTTGAAGAGTGGACAAAATACCTGAAGTGTTCATCCATGTCAAGGACAAGTTTGTAATTGGTAAGAAAGCATCAGGGTCATCTCTTGTTCTGTTTGTTTTCTGAACAGCGAGGTAAATTCTTCTCGGAATACTTTGAAATTGTACGTTGTTGGTGAGCACATTGGCAGACCCTCCGTCTCCTGGAACATTCGTCAGTGGCTGATAGATGAAGTTTTGTACCTGGGAATTGTTGTAGGTCAAACTTGGTGGAATGGTCATATACGTAGGCAATGTATAGTACCCAATAATCAACTGAGGCTGGCCCATCGTAACATTAACACTATTTCAAGTTACAGGATCTGTTGTTTGAGCATATCTAAATACTCTTTGAAGCTGAACAGGATCCCAAGTAATGTTGACAATGATTTGAGTCAGCTGTGTAAGTCCAGGTTTACGAATCCATAGTTCATCAAAGATCAATGGAGATATCATAAAAGGTTCTACGAAGGTTGCATCGACCATTGCATTAGCTGTTGGTGAAGCAGGAGTTACGACAGGATTATTGAACACCATGGGCATGGAGTTTCGTGAATTCTTCAAAAACGAATCACCATAGCTACCAAACGGGCTTGTCACAAATAACGACAACATATCATAAGTCCATGAATTGTCAAGCTGAGAAGGTATCTGTAATGATGTACCAGCCACAAGTTCTTCTCCCATGCAGTAGTATAACAGTTTGTCAATAATTTGAGCAGGTCTTATCATCGTACTTTGGTTGTCCAATATAAGGGTCAAGGTAGACATGCACTTATGGATAGGAAAGTCACAAAATCCTGAATACAAAGTGTTCACCACATTGGCTTGAGTCACTTGTGGATACTGAGTTGTGTTCAACGTTCCGTTAATAGTTACGGTAAAAGGTACTTGAATTCTAATCAGTCTTGATACAATGATCTGATTGCTGGGAGGTATGATATTGAATACGGCATTGGCTTGTGAGAAACTTGTCGCAAGATATGTAATATAACGAATTTCAGTTGGTGGCTGAGCTACTAATAACTTGGTCTGTAT